ATTAGGAAAACGGACCAGGCCTATTTTATCTATAAACACAGATATGAAGGTAGAATTAAAAGGCGTACGTTGATCCGGTTCGTAAGGAGATGGTGTAAGAAGAATTTGAAGCCAATTCTTCCGGAGGCGGACACTTCAGTCGAGGGTTGGCTTGCTAAGACCAACTATCCAGAGTGGAGGAAAGAGGAACTTAGAGAAGTTTGGAAGGTGGTAGAATCCTTGGAGGGCGTGAAGACGACTAAGAAATGGTGGAAAGTCGGCTCTTTTCAAAAGGATGAAACCTACCCGGAGTATAAATGGCCCCGAGGTATCAATGCGCGCAAAGATCAATGCAAAGTCGCGTTTGGCCCAATTTTTCACTTGATGGAGGAAATTGTTTACGAACATCCCGCCTTCATCAAGCATGTTCCTGTGGCAGAGAGAGCTCAATACATCTCTGACCGACTGAGTGGATCAGGAGGTATGTATGTCGCGACGGACTACACCTCTTTTGAAGCACTATTCACCCGGGAAATCATGGTGGCTGTAGAGTTCGAATTGTATGATTACATGACCTCAGCGCTCCCCGAGCACAAGCTTTTCATGTGGCTCGTTAATAAGGTATTGGGAGGAAAGAATATTTGTGAGTTTCGCTCGTTCGTGGTAGAATTGTCTGCTACACGAATGAGTGGCGAAATGTGCACTTCATTGGGCAACGGGTTTTCGAACCTGATGTTCATGGAGTATGTGTGCTATCTGAATAAGATTAGTTGCATTGGAGTCGTGGAAGGAGATGATGGTCTCTTCTACGTTGTCGGAGCGCCCCCGACAGCTGAGGATTTCGCGGCTTTAGGTCTCGTCATCAAGTTGGAAGTTCACGCAAAACTTTCGACAGCCTCGTTTTGTGGTTTGGTCTTCGATGAAGAAGAATTGATCAACATCACAGATCCGGCGAAGGTCATCGCGACCTTTGGCTGGGCAGCTGGCAAGTATTGTCGCCTTAAAACGCACAAACGCTTGTCCCTTTTACGCTGTAAGGCTCTCAGTCTCGCACATTCATATCCCGGTGTTCCGGTGGTTGCGGCATTAGCGCGCTATGGCCTTCGTGCCACTGCCCATGTCTCTACGGCCTTCGGACTTAAGACCATGTATGGCGACTCAAACTATCGGTATGTTCATGCGGAACTACTTGCCTCACTTGCACGATCTGATGCAATACCCGAAAAACCTGTGGGCCCCCGTACAAGGGTCCTGATGGAGGAAAAATTTGGCCTATCTGTTGAAATGCAGATCGGCGTCGAAACGTATTTGGACAGCTTGAACTCTTTGCAGCACTTAGATTCAAGACTGTTTGACTTGTGGTTACCAGCTTCTTGGAGACACTACTATGTCAATTATGTTTTTTCCGTTCCGTCAAGCACCGACTTACGTAAACCTGGAGACTTATGGTCTTACCGCCAATCTGAGCGGGACGTTGTCGCTGACTACATTAATCACAAAGGGATAGTGAAAAGAACACGGTAAAATTAGTCATGTCGAGACTATAAACAGACCCCTGTCGTGGGTAACAGGCGTTGCATGACAC